CTTTGTTTTACAGTTTTAAACCTAAACTAAAACAAATCGGATTAACACTATAATCCTAGGAGGGATTTTATATTATGAGTAAAGAACTTGATAAGTACCTAAAAAATGTCATTAAAAAAGTGCCCGAGGCAATTCAAAGCTTTTTAGATGATAAGAACGGCGAATACCAAATGGTCTACTATGTAGGCAATTGGCAAGATGATGTGTTAAATAATTTTACACAAATTCAAGCTGATAAAATATTTGCTGAAATGCGAAAGTTCCAAGACCAATGTTATTTCTTTCAAAAGAAAGTCCACGGACTAGAATACGAAGACGCAAAAGAAAACAAATATCAAACATACGAGTATCAAGTAAGGAGATTTTAATGCCTAATAAGAAATTATTGATTAAAAAATATTTAATTATTGCTTCTCTTATTATATTTTCAATAGGTGGAAGTTACACTTTTGGTACATTTAAACCTAATAATTGGGTTGTACAAGATATTCAAATAGAAGCAGAAACAAAACACGCTTTGTGGGCAAAGAATTTAGGATTACATTCTCCTAGTATGAACTACAAAACACAAGAACAATTTGTAATTGAACTAAAAAGATGTGTTGACTTTTTAAACTTTCAAACACCACCTAATTTACGTGTACCATTAGATATGTTAGTTGCTCAGGCAGTATTAGAGTCTGGTTGGGGATCAAGTAGATTTGCTAACGAGGCAAATAACTTATTTGGTATTAGAACTTGGGATAAAGATAAAGGTGTTTTGCCGAAAGGTATGAGTGAAAATACACCTTGGAGAGTAAGAAAGTTTGAAACAAAGTGTGACAGTGTACAAGAGTATATGAACTTGTTAAACTTTCATAGTAGTTATTCTAAATTTAGAGAATTAAGAACTAAGTTTTTTAAAAATAATCAACCTTTAGATGCTGTACAATTAATTAAAACACTTGACGCATTTTCTACCACATCTGATTACGATAAGAGAGTGATTGAAATGATGTCTACCGTTGAAACTGTAATGTCAAGTAAAGAGTGGGAAAAAATAGATAAAGAACATCAAATTGAGATTAAAAAGAAACCTGATGTACCTGAAAAAAAACTGAGTAATTAATAAATAATCTTATGTTCTTTTTAATAATTCTATTCTTAACTGCTATAAGCATATCTGTAATAGCAGCTGGTTATTCAATCATAGGTTTGGCTGCCATCTTTGCTGGTGCTGTTGTACCAATTATTGCTATGGGTACAGCACTAGAAGTCGGTAAACTTGTTGCCGCCAGTTGGTTGTATCAAAATTGGAAAAATAGTTTAGTACCTAGACTATTAAAAACTTATTTGTTTATTGCTGTAATTGTATTAGTATTCATAACATCAATGGGTATCTTTGGTTTCTTATCAAAGGCACACTTAGACCAAGTTAAACCAGGTTCAAATAATACACTTCAAATAGAACTATTAGATAATCAAATCAAAACACAACAAACTATTATTGATAGATCACAAAAGACTTTAAACTCTTTAGACGCTGCCTTAGACAAATATATTGATATGGAATATGTGACAAGAGGATTAAAAGAAAGAGAAAAACAAAAAGTAGAACGAGAAGAATTAAACACAGCAATTAAAAATGCTAGTAGTGAAATAGCAAAACTAAGTAATCAAAAATTTTCTATACAAAAAGAACAGTTATTAATTGAGGCAGATGTAGGTCCTTTAAAATATGTGGCTGAACTTATCTATGGCGATCAAGCAAAAGACCATTTTGATGAGGCAGTTAGATTAGTAATTATAATTCTTATCTTTGTATTTGATCCTCTTGCTGTATTGTTATTGATTGCTGCTAATATATCTTTAAAAGAAAGAAAACTTAAAAAGAGTATAGAGAAAACAAATGAAAAAGAGAGAATCGAAAAGAATTTAGAACGAACTAAACTACAGAATCAAAGATTAAAGAAAAAAGAACGTGATTTTAGAAAGATGGTTGCTACTGTAGGTGACTTAAAAGGTCTAAATGAAGACGAAATACGAGTAAAACTCAATCAAATATATGATTGGAATGATAAAAAATAGTATTGACAAATGACTAAAAAGGTGATATATTATTAAGATGGAGGCAAAATATATGATGACAAGTGAAGATGTAAGAAGATTAGAACTACCTAAACTAACACCAGAACAAGCACGTAGAGTTACAAATGCTGAAAACACGTGTAGAAACTCAATGACTAATTGGGCAAAAGCATATTGGTATGATGTATTTTTTAAATTATGTAAAAAGTATGATTGTTTAGATTACTTTAGGAGGGTGTCACACTAATGAATATATTTTACATTGATAAAGATCCTGTAAAAGCTGCTGAAATGATGTGTGATAAACACATTATTAAAATGATTTTAGAATCAGCACAAATGTTATGTACAGCAAAAAGAGTTTTAGACGGCAAAGAATATTTTGCTACTACAAAGAATGGTCGTAAGATAAAAAGATGGCGACTAGATAATCCTAACGAAGAAGCAATCATTTACAAAGCAGGTTGGCTAGGTCACCCTAGTACACAATGGGTATTAAAGTCTGCTTACAACTATGTGTGGTTATACAAACATATGTTGGCACTAAATGAACAATACAAATTAAGATGGCAAAAAGATAAAGACCACGTTTCAATTACAAAACTAGGTCAACTCTTATCTGTGCCACCTAAAAATGCTAGAGTAGATGTAATAGGTACCGAAGCAACACCTGCTATGCCAGATCATTGTAAAGTGCCAGGTGATAGTGTTGCGTCATACAGAAAATACTACATACTAGAAAAAAAAAGATTTGCTAAATGGGAAAAACCTAACGCAAAAATGCCTGATTGGTTTAAAGAAGGTATCGAATGTACGAAATAGAAGATCACTGTCCTTTATGCGGTTTAGATATAGAGGATTGTGAATGTTTAGAATAAAGGAGTAAACAATGGCTGAACTAAGAGAAGCATTTATTAATGCTATAGAAAAACACGCTGAAGGACATATTGAAAAACATAGATTGAATATTGAAAACTTATTACAAAATTCAGTTGGTGTTGGCGAACATCCTGATGTAATTGAATCTGTTGAAAAAGAGTTAAAGATAATTGCTGAATATGATGACCAAATAGAAATGATACAAAAATACTTTAAAAATTAAATGCCCAATTACGATTTTGAAAATACAAAGACAGGTAAGGTATTTACTGAATTTATGTCAATGGATGAACGTGAAGAATACTTGAAATCTAATCCACACATTAAACAACTTGTCAATTCTATAAATATTGTTAGTGGTGTTGGTAGTAATAGAACAGGTAAAACTGATAGTGGATGGAAAGAAACATTGTCAAAGATAGCAGAAAAACATCCTAATAGTGCTTTGGCAAGAGAACATAGTAAGAAAACGATTAAACAAGTTAAAACAGAAAACGTATTAGCAAAACATAGAAAACGACAAAGAGGTAAATAATGGCAGACATACCAGATTATATGCGTGGTTTTGATTTAGATGAAGATTGGGGTTTTACACCGATTTCAGCAAAACCAGAAACAGAAACACAACCTGCTATTGATCCAAAAGTTATAGAAAATTCTAACTTAGAATTAGCAAAAGTAAAAGAAGATGTATCTGATATAAAATCAATGATGAATGAAGTTTTACAAATTGCTTCAGAAAACAAAACTCAATCAGCAGAAATTACAGATGAATCAATTAAACAAAGATTTAAAGATTTAGAAAAGATTGTATTACCTTTTTTATACAATCTATCTAAAAGTGATGAACCTTACATACATTGGCCGAATAGAGGTCCGATTATTAAGGCACAAATAGAAAAAATACTCAAACTAACGAGGGGATAATATGGATGCTAAAATAATACATAAAGAACTGAAAAAAGAAGTAAATCTTTTAGAAGAAAGAAGAAAATCTGATAGAGGAACTATGGGTTGGTACGAGTTAAGACAAGCAAAAAAGCTTAAATTAAAAGCGAAGGATAAACTAAATGAAACTAAGCAATAATTTTTCATTAAAAGAACTTACAGCTAGTCAAACTGCTGTTCGTATGGGATTAAATAATAATCCTAGTGAAGATCATATGAATAACTTGAAAGCTCTTTGTGAAAATGTTTTACAAAAAGTAAGAGATCATTATGGTAAAGTGGTGACAGTATCAAGTGGTTATCGTAGTCCAGAACTATGTTTAAAAATAGGATCAAGTGTTAATTCACAGCACGCTAAAGGGGAAGCCGCTGACTTTGAGATATTCGGAGTTAGTAATGCTGAACTGTGTAAATGGATTGCTGAAAACCTAGAGTTTGACCAAATGATTTTAGAATTTCATAATTTAGATGAACCTAATAGCGGTTGGATTCACTGTTCTTATAAGGCAGATGGTGATAATCGTAAACAAATATTGAGGGCATATAGGGATACTGCTGGTAAGACCAAGTACGAACCTTATAATCCACAGTGAAAAGAAGACTTGGTGGATTTATTAAATTCACCAGATAAAATAGCAAATCATTTGCTAGATTATCGTTCAATTTAGACTTGACAATTAACTAAAAAGGTGATATATTATAGACATTATGGCAAACAAATTTGAATTTATTGATTTAGACAAATCAGGATTACCTAAAACCAAAGGCAAAAATGTTAATGGTTTTAGATTTTATGAAATAGACGGCAAAGCTTATCCGTCAGTAACTTCGGTTTTAGGTATCCGAAAGAAAAAAGAACTACAAAATTGGCGAGATAAGATAGGTGAAGACGTTGCCAATTGGGAAATGCGAAGAGCAGCCAAACGTGGTTCTGCTCTACATAGATTAGTAGAAGAATACATTAAAAATCAAACACCATCGGTACGAGATGTTTTACCATTAGGTCTATTTAAATTAATTAAACCTTATGTAGATCAAATTCAAAAAGTACATTTACTTGAAACGATTATGTATAGTCCGAAGTTGACTATTGCTGGTCAAGTTGACTGTGTTGCTGAATACAATGGTAAGTTGTCAGTAATAGATTTTAAATCTGCTAATTCAGAAAGAAAAGAAAACTGGATTGAAAACTACTTTTTACAATGTACTGCTTATGCTACAATGTATGAAGAAACATTTAAAACACCAGTTGAACAAATCGTATTATTAATTGCCGCTGAAGACGGTTCTGTTAACTCTTACGTTAAAGAGAAGAAAGATTATATGGATGAATTGATGAAATCAATTGACGGTTTTTATAAATATTATGAAGAACAAAATAAAAAATTAGTCGAAAGTCCGAAGTAATTAACAAGGTGATTTACAGATCCTACTTGCGACCTTAACTGCTAAAGGGAAAAATGAAAAAATTAATTTTAGGTTTTATATTATTTTGTACAACAGCATCTGCTAATCCATATGGGTTATATCAGATACAAATGCCTGTTGTATGTGGTACACCAGAGACCGTTGAAAGTTATATTAAAGTAAATAACTTTGACGCCGTTGGTATTAGTTTAGGAAGAGCAGGAAGTCAACCAGATGGTGAACCTGTTTACCTATTAACGTTTTACGCTAATCCCAATAATGAGTCATTAATGACAATGGATATACCATCAGGTGCTGAAAGATGTATATTGTTTCACTCTTTCAATACTGCTTTGTTACCTGAAAAACAAGGTACATAAAAGAATTTAATGATGAAGACTAGATAATAGTCAATTGGGACGTGGGGGCAGTACCCACCACCTCCACCAAATCAATCACTTAAAACGCATTGGCGCTTTAGGGGGGTGATTCAGGTTCGACCGTTGATAAAAACTAGTTGGAGTTAAATCGCTGACACCGTAATGTCAAATTATAAATGCTAACGAAAGTTATGCTATGGCAGCCTAAGGGCTGACGGCGTTTGGTAAGTACGTGGCAACAGAAACTTACCGTTATAAATAAGAATGCTATAACACACAAACACAAACAAAGGAGTAAATTATGGCAAACACAACAAAAAACGCTTATGAAATAAGAAGCGATCTATTAGGTCTAGCTAAAGAATTAGCAGACTTTAACTATTCGGCTAAAATACAAGAGTACGAATATTCAATCAGAAAAGATGGCGAACAAGTAGTACAAGAGTTTAAAGCTCCAACTATGAAAGCTGAAGACATTATTGAAACAGCAAAGAAGTTTAACGACTTTGTTACTAATGGTGATTCTTTAAAAGACATACAAGGTTTTGGTCAAAAACTTTATGAAGAAGGTTTAAAAAATAGTAAACCTTTTGCTGAAGCATACCAAAATACAGTAAAGGCTTTCTTTCCTCACCTAAATGGTCAGGCTAAGTAATGTGGGCATACAACATTTGTGAAAACAGATGGCTGTCCAAGACTATGAAAAAAACTAAATCTAAATGGCAAAAGAATAAAAGTCTAATATTAATGTGTACTGTTCCTACAGTTGTATTAATGTGGATGTTATCCTTAGTTTTTTAGATATTGGCGCCAATGGGGTGGTGAACGCTAGCGTTAGTAACCACCCTTTACAATTATATTAAAATATGTTATAGTGGAGGCATAATGAATAGTAAAGAATTTGGATTAAAAATTGAGAGTATTGTAAGAGAGAAACGTATAACTTATATGGAAGCTGTCTTATGGTATTGTGACCAAAACGACATAGATACTTCAACAGTATCTCCAATGATTAATAAATCATTAAAAGAAAAAATCAAAATAGAAGCACAAGAGTTGAATATGGTTAAGTTTCCTAAAACAGGAAAATTGCCTATATAGTTATGTATGGTGGATTTGAAGTATTTAAAACATATCTGGCAATCAAACTACACTTTACCAGTGAGAAGTATGATTACTTTAAATATGAGGGTAAAATAAATTGTAAACTAGATACCTTTACAAAACGTAATGATAGATATTTTTTTCATAAACTGTCTAAGAAATATAACCAAGATGAAATTGTTGACTTCTTTGTTGCTAACTTCATCTATGATAGTAAAAAGTGGATTGGAAACTTATTAAGAAATGACGGAAACGACAACTACATTAATTATAAAAAAGTTAAAGAGTCTATTAGTTACACTTTCAGAACAGATTGTAATGCTATGTATAATGACTTTAATGGTCGTCACCTTCGTTTTGATGATGGTTTTAATGTATTTGGGGGACAGCATCCACGAGTCTTACAATTACTTATTCAAAAAAAGATTACTTTCCAGACCGCCATCATACTGGATTACTTTCTTGCGTTTAGCAAGAATTGGGACAAGAAAATACAAGAGAAAGTTGTTTGGAAAGATATATCCAATCGTCTTAAAAAGTTTAGGTCGTTTGTAAAATTTAATTCTACAGAATGTAAAATGATTTTAAAAGAGGTATTTGTAAGTGAGTAGAGATTTTTTAGAGCATCTAAAAAAAGAAAAAGAAGAATTAGATATTAGTTTTAAACAATCAAAAGTAAATAAAAAAGAAAGAGAAGATAAAGAAAAATCTTTATCTGAAAAACTACAAGATGAGTTAGAACCCATTTATGAATAATGTTTTTCTTATTGGTAATGGTGAAAGTCGTAAAGACTTTGATTTAGAACAATTACGACCTCACGGTAGAATATATGGTTGTAATGCTTTGTATAGAGATTTTACACCAGATGTATTATGTGCTGTTGACTACGGCATATCACACGAAATTTATCAATCAGGATATACAAAAGAAAATGAAACTTGGTTACGTAGTTGGACTAAGTTACCTAAAATGATGTTTGAAACAACGGTCTTTGGTAATGTATCTGAAAAAGAAGTAAATGATTTTGAAAAGTATGATGTGATTAAACAAAACAAAGATCAAAAACAAAATGCTAAAGAATTTGTTTATCACGGTTCATCATTAAAAGGTGTTGTTGGTGTGTTACGAAAAGGTGAAAACAAAGATCCTGAAGTTGTAAAAAAAGAAATTAATCATAAGAGTGCTTTTGTCAGTTGGATTTATGAAAACGACAAATCACATTGTTTAACAGAAATAATGCCTAATAATAAAGATAGAGGTTGGGCTTGTGGAGCCACAGCAGGCTATATTGCTTGTAAAAAAGAACAACCTAAATCTGTATTTTTAATAGGACACGATTTAAATAGTACCAATCATAAATTGAATAACATTTATAAAGATACACCACACTATGGTATTGCTGATAAAGCACCTATACCATCAGTAAATTGGATTACACAATGGGCTCACGTATTTACTGAAAATCCATTAGTTAAGTTTTATAAAGTAAATAAACTAGGTGTAAAAGGTAATAACTTTGTAGATGTAGAGATAAGTGAGTGGGCAGGTATACAGAATTTAATATATATTGACTATCCAAAAATGCTTGACATTTTAGGGTAATTGTGATATATTATTATAATTATATAATGTTAAGTGAAAAGTAGTATAAATAATAATGATACCGATTATACAGGTAACATAAACACGAAATACGATTAATACAAAGGAGAAAATATGGATTTCGAAACGTTAAAACAATCGTCAAGTAACTTTGACAAACTTACAAAAGCCCTAGAGGCAAATCTCAATCCCGAAGAAACAAAATCAGACAAATCAAAATATGTTGATGATAGATTCTGGAAACCAGAACTAGATAAAACAGGTAATGGTTTTGCTGTTATTCGTTTCTTACCTGCTGTTGAAGGTGAAGACTTACCTTGGCAACGAGTATGGTCACACGCTTTCCAAGACAAAGGTGGTTGGTATATTGAAAACTCTTTAACAACACTTGGTCAAAAAGATCCTGTGTCGGAAGAAAATACTAGATTATGGAATACAGGATTAGACAGTGACAAAGAGATTGCTAGAAAGAGAAAAAGAAAATTATCTTATTACTCTAATATCCTAGTTGTAAGTGATCCTAAACATCCAGAGAATGAGGGTAAAGTATTCTTATTCAAATTTGGTAAAAAGATTTTTGATAAAATCACAGAAGCATTACAACCTGCTTTTGAAGATGAGAAACCAGTAAACGTATTTGATTTTTGGAAAGGTGCTAACTTTAAACTAAAAATCAGAAAAGTTGATGGCTATTGGAATTATGATAAATCTGAATTTGAGAGTGTAACACCACTTGCTGAAAGTGATGACAAGATTAAACAAATCTGGTTAAAACAACACGCTCTAAAACCTTTCTTAGCTCCCGATAATTTTAAGACCTATGATGAACTCAAAGAGAAACTGAATAGGGTAATTACAGGAGTGAGAAGCGCTGAAACGGTGGACAAAACAGACCTCCCGCCTAAGTCTAACGGTTCAGTGAAAAGTCCTGAAGTTGCTCAATCAACGGCAACGACTAAAGTTGACTTAGATGATGATGAAGATGATACTTTATCGTACTTTAGTAAACTTGCTGAAGACGAGTAATCTCTCCACTTCTTAGACTTTAAGGGGGTAGCAGAAATGCTATCCCCTTTTTTATTTCTAGTATAAATATTAGCACTATGGCAAACATCTTAGAACCACTTATAGATAGACAAGGTGGTGTACGTAAATCATCTACTTGGTATCGTAATGCTGTATCATCTATTGCTGACAAAATAACAGCAAGAAAGTTGATGAATCAAGGCAAATTGATTAATAGACCTAGTACAGGTAGATTAAATATGTTTTTTTATGATCCTAAGACTAAAGATAAATTACCATATTACGACATATTTCCACTTGTATTACCTTTAGAGCCAATTAAAGGTGGTTTTTTAGGTTTGAACTTTCACTATTTGGCACCATTATTACGATTTAGATTATTAGAAAATTTACAAAATAATTATGGAACTAGTGGTGAACTAAAACCAAATACGAGATTAGATGTTAGTTATGATAGAGTAAAAAATATACCAATGGTAAAACCTACTATTAAAAAATATTTGTTTGGTTATGTAAGATCAAATTTTTTAAGAATTGACGCTGAAGAAGCGGCAATTGCTTGTTACTTGCCTGTACAACAATTTAAAAAACGTTCAGCAAGTTACGTTTACGGACAAAGTAGAGGAATGATTTAATGGCAATTTTAAGAGGCGGAAGAAGAATAGGAAACTACGATATACGTTTAGGTTTTCCTAGAGATAAAAGTTTAGATAACGTTGGTAATGATCCTAGAATAGGACAAAAAGCAGGTCCTACAGGCGAACCTATTGTTGATACCAATGAAGAAAGAATTACTAAGGCAGCCCGAGGTGCTAAATCAGCAAATATACAACGAGGAACTGATAAAACAAAAGGTGATAAAAGAAAATCAACTCCTGGCGTTGAAACGACTATAGGAAGATTTCAAGCCTTTATAGCACAAGGCGGTGGTCTAGCTAGACCAACAAAATATTTGTGTATTTTTCATTTACCTAAATCATTATCTCCAGCCGTAGGTTCTTATGATTATGATTTTGATAATACTGGTGTAGAGTTAACATCAAATGAGATGTTGAGAAATATTGGTGCTATGTGTAATAAAATAGAATTTCCGAGTAGAGATATTAATACAGCAGATCATATAACTTATGGACCTAGAAGACAAATGCCTTATGCTTATTCTTATCCAGGAACTATAGAATGTTCTTTTTATGCTGACAAATATTTAAGACAAAGATCATTTTGGGAAAAATGGCAAAATACAATATTTGATTCTAATAGCCACAATATGAATTACTATGACAATTATATTTCTACAATGGATATATATCAATTAGGTGCTGATCCTAAAATTGTTGCTGGTGGAAACGATAAAGAAGGTTCAGTTGAAATTGCTGAAGAAATTACATATGCTGTTAGATTGTACGAAGTTTATCCTCAAGTAATTGGTACAGTAGATTTAAGTTATGCCTCTGCTAATTCTGTAGTTAACTTACCTATTACACTAAATTTTAGAAATTGGAGAAATTTAACATTAGAAGGCGTTGAAGGTGTAAGTAGATCAGCTTCACGTTATAGTACAGATAAAGATTTAGATATAGAAGAAAAAACTGGAGAAGGTGATTTTATACCTACAACAATGATTAAAACAATTAGTCCATTAGATTTAGGAACTAATATGAAACCACAAATACAGACAAGTAGTATTTTTGATAAATTACCACCTGAATTAAGACGTGCTGGAAGAGATGTCTTAAATCAAGTGAAACGAGAGTTACCAATCGGTAGAGTAACAGGTGGAAGAGTATTTCCGCCATTTTTATAATTACATACAAGGAGTTAAATTATGCCTTTACCAAAAGTTGATACGCCTGTTTATGAATTGACCTTGCCATCGCAAAATAAACAGATTAAGTATAGACCGTTCTTAGTAAAAGAAGAAAAGATTTTACTATTAGCGTTAGAAGATGGCTCACAAAAAGCTATAATAACAGCAATCAAACAAATCGTATCATCTTGTACGAACAATTTGAAGATAGATGATTTACCTTTATTTGATTTAGAATACATATTTTTAAATATACGTGCTAAATCAGTAGGTGAAGTAGCTCATTTACGAGTTAGATGTCCAGATGATTTAAAAACGTTTGTTGATGCTGATATTGACTTAACAAAAGTCGAAGTACAAGTTGATGATGAACACGACAAAAACATTGTCATTGACGCAGACAAAAAAATAGGTATTATGTTACGTTATCCGTCAATCAATGATTTAGAAGAAACGGAAGACTTAACAAGCGCAACATCTGAAGATTTATTTAAAATAATCTCAAAAGGTATTGATTATGTTTATGAAGGTGAAAAGATATACAAAGCCAGTGATTATACGTACAAAGAAATGAATGAATTTTTAGAGAATTTACGTGCTGAAGTGTTAGCTAAAATCAAAAAATTTTACGATACTTCACCTAAAATAAGACACGAAATTGAAGTGACAAACCCTAAGACAAATGTTAAGGGAACAGTTGTTTTAGAGGGTCTAAATGATTTTTTCGGGTAGCCCTTTCACACGAAACGCTAGCCAATTATTATGAAACTAATTTTGCTTTGATACAACATCATAAATATTCATTGACAGAATTAGAAAATATGATGCCGTGGGAAAGGGAGATATATGTCAACCAGCTAGTTGCCTATATCAAAGAAGAAAACGAGAAAAGAAGAAGAGGTCAATAATGGACGAACAAAATACAGTATCAAAAAAAGTCAATGTAGAACTAGAAGTAGATACATCTGTTAAAGATTTGGGACCAAATCCTTATGCTAAACTGATACATTTAGCAAGAGCAGTTGACAGTTGGAGAATATTTCCTAGAATATTCATTACAACATACATTTATCTATTATACAAAGTAGTAGTTTGGTATATGAACTTAGCACAACCTAGTATGGAACAATCTGGCTTAGTTAGTATCGTAGTTGGTGCTGGCGCTGCTTGGTTTGGTTTATATACAGGTAGTAGAGCAAAATCAGACGACAAAAAATAATTAAATGGCTGAAATAATACAATTCCAAGAAGTAGCACAATCAATGCGACCTAGGTACAGTGTGCCTAGTAAAGCATTGTCGTCTGGCAATAACTTGGACCTTGAAAAACGAGAAATCTCTCAAACAAATAGTCTAACAGAAATAAAAGATGTAACAAAAAATTCTAACAAAATATTAAAAGGCATACAAAATGTAATGTTACAATCTTTAAACTTAGAAAAAGATAATATTAGAAGACAAAAAGAACAACAAGCAGAATTTACAAAAGAACTAAAAAAAGTAGGTGGCGGTTCTGGTAGTTTTGGAGGTACAGGAGGTACTGGTGGAACTGGTGGCGGAGATGATGGTGGTTCATCTGGAGGTTCAGCTTTATTAGCAGGATTAGGTTTAGGTAATTTAACAAAATCATTAACAGGATTTAGTAAAGGTAGTATTGGTAAAGGTGTTCAAGGATTTTTTGGTGTTAACAAAGGATATTC